AAAGCCGAACTGCAAAACGCAAAAAGAAGGATGAATTTGTAATGTTTGTTTTAAATCAAGAATTAGAAATATCGAATATAAAATTTCCAGCAATAACTGAAGCTGTATTAGAGTCTTCGAGAGAAATTCCTACCGACATACTTACGATTAAACTTCCTAAGTACAAGAACTTAAAAAAAGATTCGATCGTTAAGTTTTCGAAAGTTACCTGGAAAGCTGGATATTTTCAGTATGGACTTTTAAATGAGTTTAACGGTTATATATTAGAGATTAGTCCAAAAGTTCCACTTGAGTTAAAATGTGTGGACCCGTTTTTCTTTTGTCAACGTAAGATGATGACCCAGGATTATCATCAAAAACCCTTGATGGTTTTTTTGAATGATTGTATTCATCCTCAAATTAAATCAGATATTTCGATTATCGTTCGTGATTCGGATATTAAACAAACAGTAGATATTAGATGTGCAAAAAAATCGGCACGTTATGCGTTATATGAATTAAAAAAAACTCATGGTGTGGACGTTTTTTTCACGATTGGAAATTGGTGGTTCAAAAAGCTTATAAACATACTGATTTAAGTTTTCTTCTAAAAAAAATAAAACTCAAAATTCAAATGAATCTCAGGAGACATTTCCTATCTTTCGCTTTGGAAAAAATATTATCCAAGACGAACTTACTCCTTTAGAAAGCAAGCCGTTCAAAATTATTGTAAGAGGAGAAAATCCCAAAACCGGACAGACATATAGAGGGGCTTATGGAACAGGTGAAACTTGTTATTACGAAATCGATGGATTGGATTCTCAAGGAGCTGAAAAAAGAGCAAAAGAAATTTTTAATGAGAAATGTGGCTCTGGTTTTAAAGGAAAGTTCGTTTCTTTCGGTTTTCCTTCGATCACTCATTCTCAGATTATTGAAGTTCAAGATCCGGATGATCTTTCTAGAAGTGCTAAAGCGTTCGTAGATAAAGTGATTAAAAAATTCAATAAGGATGGTTATAGGCAAGAAATTTTTCCAGGTTTTTATTATGAACCTCCGAAGACAGGATCTTCAAAATCAAATGGAAAAAAATAAAGTAGGATCTAATGGCTGATAAAACCATCATACAAGCAATCGTTCAGGCATGGAAAATAGGTTTTCCTATTTTCTTTCCTAAGTTGGGAATTGTAGACTCTGTCGATTCCGAAAAAAACTTCTAATCGTAAAAGTTGCGGAAGATTTTATTCATGATGTTATTTGGACCGAACCAGTGGTTCCGATGCAGGGTTCCAAATGTCTTTTGATCGCAAGAGATAATATTGAAAAAAGATACACCGCGTTCGGTTTCGAAAAGATCGATTCAATTAAAACGAAAATTGCTGATAAAGTAGAAATTGAAGTAAATGAAAGTAAGACTTTTTTAAATTATAATAATATAATTAAATTAACTATAAACGATGAAGGTTTTCTTTTGGATCTGGGTGGAAAGCCGTTTAAGATTCGGGGAAATATAGAACAAGACGGAGATTTTAAAACTACCGGAAAGATAGAAGCAGAAAAAGAAGTAACCGCTTTTGCTCAGTCCTCTAATTCAGTAAGTTTATCTACACATTTAACCGATTACGTAGATACTCCAGTTGGTCCTTCTGTTTCTAACAAACCTAAGGCAGGCACCTAATGATCGATTTTGCAAATGATTCTGTACAATTCGGAGACTTAACATTGGATCCTTCCGATAATGATTTGTTAAGCGACAGTAATTCAGTTCGTATTGTTTTGTCCGAAATTCGTGAGATGTTTGAAATGACTGTAGCCGACGACATCGACTATCCAGAAATTTACAGCAGACAAAGAATTGCTCAAAACTCTACTGAATACGATGAGTTATCGGAACGGATTCAAGACGCGGAGAGAATTCTTAAATTTCATCCCATTATAAATCCTCAATCTATAAATATAATTCTCGACGAGGAAAGAAGACTCGTAGTCGATTTCAGATTAAAAACGGGAGAATCTGTCAAAGGGATTTTGATGAATTAAATTTAAATATTATAATTGTTTAAAAATTTTATAGAAGGGATTGGCGAAGCTGCTTTAATTTTTAACAATTATAATATATCAATAATATTTTTGTTAATTATTGTGTGATGATATACTGAAAATTTTAGGGATGGTTTAGAGTTTATGAAATCTTATTGCTTGTTTCAAAAATGATAAGTATATTAATATTTCATAAAATTAAAATATTAAATTATGGTGGAGGTAATCAGTGAATTTAAATATAACTAAAGAACAAGTTCTTAATGAACATCTTCAAAGTGTAAAAGCTTCTGGAGTATTCAAAAATCATACGTTTAGTCCTACTTCCAAAACTTTTTCGATTTTGCGGGCTGTTTCCAATGCCATTTTTTTGTTCATAGATGATAATCTAGTTTCTATCCAGAAAGCGATCCATCCTCATACGGCGGAGGACGATGCCTTACACGAACATCTAATTCGTAGGGGGATGCAATGGAAACCTTCACTTCCCGCGATCATTAAAGTTAGAATCGGTTCTTCCGTTCCATCGATAATCAATCGTGAAATTCCACAATCTTTAATCGTTACTACTTCTGGAAAGGAAGATCAAAGAGTAAAATTTTTTCTTCAAGAATCTTTAATACTTCCTGCAGGTACGGCAGCGGACGCCCAAGGAAAATATACAGTAGAAGCACTCGCTCAATGTACGGTTGACGGCCCGATAGGAAACGTTGTTTCGCGTTCTATCAATTTGATCGAAAATCCTCCAGATGGAATTGATTACGTTTCTAACATAGAAATCAATCCAATTCAACAAGGTCAATATAGAGAGACAAGAACTTCGGTTAGAGCACGTTTAAGAAATGCAGAAGGTGTTTCTTCTAAATGGACTCCCACTTGGTATGTGGGAGAGGCGGAGACGTTTGCTTTTGTAAAAAGAGCCATTTTTAAGAGCTCTAAAAATTTAAAAATGGATGGAGAGGTAAAAATTTTAGTTCAAGGAACGGTAGCTTCTTTGACCGATTCTCAACTTACACAAATTATAAACTATTTCAATTCGGAAGAAAATGATCCAGGTGGAGTCGCTCACGTACTCGTCGAGAATATTTCTGAAACTATAATCAATAAAACTGTTACTGTAAAGTTTTCTTCTTCGGACACGATTCCAAGTCAGGTTGTTTTGGATCAGATAAAGGACGAATACTTTCTTTCGCTCGAAGAAGGCCAGGACTTTGTAGACGCACAGTTAAAAGCTTTATACCAAGCTCTTCCAAATTGTATCGATGTAGAATTTAATCCATTAGGAAATATTGATGTTCCTGCGGGTTCATTGGCAAATGCCGGCCCGGCTTTTCAAGTAATCGGTGTGGTCTATGTCTGATAAATTTACTTTCAATTTCGATTCGACCGTTTGGAAAAATCAGAGAAGTTTAATACGAAAGTTGGGAGTTGATAGTCTTTGGTATAAAGTTTTAAAATCGATTCTCTCAATTCTAAACGAAAGGGCGGTAAGACTCAGTTGGCTTTATAGGCAAATGTGGCTCGAAACAAGCGACGGTTTTGGTTTGATTTTATGGGGAACTAGATACAAGATCGAAAAACTTCCAGGAGAAACGGACGATTTATATCGGAACAGACTTTTGCTCGCTAAACTTTTTAAAATGTCAATTGCTTCTGTGTCTTCTAAAAGACAGGTCATTCAATTTTCGACAGGACTTGACCCGGAAGAGATTCGTTATTCTAAAATTTATAAGTCGGAGGAAGCTAAGAACTGTTTTACGATGGGGGGCATTTTGGATCAAAGAATGATGTCTAGAAAATACGTTTTATTTAGGTATCGATTTTCTTTCCCAAACTTTCCGACTCTTTCAATCGATCTGCTCTTGTTCAATCCATTGAGAACGTGAATATAGGCGGAAATGTATGTGAACTTTGGGAGAATCAAGGAGAGTTTGATCCGTTCGTGATGGGAGGGAATCTTACGGGTCAATTTCATTCCCGCCGAGCCGAAAAGATTAGAGAATATTCGGTTTATTAAATATACATATAATAAAATATTTTAATATTTTTAAAACTACTTAATCACTCCTTCAAGGAGCATCAATGGAAAAGATCTATGTTTATTCTTCTGAGTCTTTGGAAGAATATCCTTATTCCAATTTATCATCCATAGAATTGGAAGTAGAACTCTTCAACCGGGATAAATCAGAAGAGAAGAAGAAAAAAATTCATCAGGGAATTGCGTTTCCTCCGGAAGGTTTTAAATTTGAATGCGGAGCATTGAAGGAACTTTCTCTTTCAGAAAAGGCGGATCGAGGTTTGACTTCCGTTCCGGAAAATATGAAAATAGAGGAGGAAACGTTGGTTCCAAAAACGGAACTCGAACTTTTACAATGTGGTTTTTTGACGATTTCGGCTTATAAAGAAAAGAAGATTCAAAAAATCAAAACTAAGTTTGACGAAGCCATGGATCAAATCCTTTCCAAATATCCAAAGACGGAGCCACTTTCTTGGCCGATTTTGGCCCCACAGGCTAAAAGATGGATTTATGCAAGTGCTGAAGAAAAAGAGAGTCTTAAGTCTGAGTTCATTTCTTTAATAAGCGAATCTAAAAGTCAAAATGATGAAGATATTACAGAACTTGCAAGTTCTGTTTTGATTAAGTCGAATGCATATGAATCTTTCAGTGGTGTATGTAAAAAACTGAAAAGAGAAATGATTTTACAAATCGAAAATAATACAAAAACGAACGTGAATGTTCTTTATAACGAGTTAGAAGCGATTGTAATAGATTTTCCGTCTTTCGAAGGAGATAATCATGGATAAATTATCAGGAATCGAATTTCCAGGCGTAGGTAAAAGAGTTTTTCCAGAAGACTGGAAAAAAGAACAAGAATCTAAAAGTCAAGAGATCATCAATCGAGATTTGGACCTTTTGGGATTTGGGATTCAGAATGGCGGGACGATTGTAATCGGTTCGGGACCAAATCGTGTGGATTTAATTGATACTTTAATTGCTTATGACGAAGAAGGAAAAAGAATTCAAGTAACACCAATTGCTGGAATTCCGGTTCCGAATAACGTTACTTGTACTCTCGTAGTTCGACATAAGTTTTTAGAAACACAATATGATAGTCCTTCTAATCTTCCGAGTGATGGTACGAATTTATGGAGAGATAATTCTTTTGAGATTTTAACAAGACAAGGTTTGCTCGTTACCGGTGACGTTCCTTTGAGATTAATTTCGTCTAACGCTTCTGGAGTTGTAACCTTAGGTACCGACTTAAGAACTTGGAGAGGAATTTTTACAAACAATATTAAAGACGGACAAATTACGGAAGAAAAACAAGCCTCTTCTGTAAAAACAGGATTGATTACAGATTTACACGCGGAGTTGATCGGAGCTATCAATCCGGATGTGAATCATCCTCTTAAACTTGTACAAGGAATTAACCAGACTTATCTATATTCTAAAAATTTTATAGACGTAACGTTCAAACAAGAACGTAAGTTTTTAGGAGAAATGTTTTGGATGGACGATTTAAAAAGTCCTTCCATTGATTTTCCTGCATTTTGTTTAGCTTCTCCGGATCAATTGATTAGTGTAAGTGGAACTGGAGGAATGCCCGATTTAGTTTCGTATTGGCTCAATAAACCACTTCGTTATGATCCTTTGGGAAATAACATAACCGATTTTGATACAATCAGCTATACGATTTCGAGTAACGTTTTAACTGTAACTTTCCCTACCACAACTGCTTGTCAAAAAATCATCGATGCATTGGGAGAAGATTATCAAGTTCAGGGTTCTTTTACGAACTGGATGACTGGAACAATTTTGCAAACAATTGGTGGAATTCCGGCTAACTCTACTTTGGCGATTACTGCCTTTTCTTCTGCGAGTAGAACGATCAGTTTTAGTTGTACTGCGACGAATTCAAGTGGATCACTTTCAGGAGTGAAGATCCGTTTTTATAAACATAGATTGCCGGACATTACTCCTGGAACTACGATTACCAATCAGGTCCGTCATTTTACGGTTCAAGGAAGGGGATTTGTTTCTGTGATGGACTCTGATAGTGATTGGATTGGTGGTTTGAGAAGAAGGGATCGGCTCCACGATCATGCTCACGATTTGCCCCAAACCGTTCCGAATAATACCACGACGAGCAGCACACCAGGCGGTGGACCGTACTGGATAGGAACAACTAGGATTTATACTACTGGTGGCGCCGTCGCCAATAACAACGGGTCCCCTCGTACCGGAAAGACCACAGACGCCAGAGGTATATCAGGATTTCCTTATATATTTGTAAGGAGAGTTTTATAAGAAACTTTTTATGTTTTCTAACTAGTATTAAATACTACTTAAATTTGTATGATAGAGTGTCTTAAATTTTATGTTTTACTGATCTCTATAAAATTGAGTACTATTAATTTTATCACAAAACGCTGATTCCATGCAGAATATTGGGTACTTTATTATATAGTTATGAATAATAAAAAATTATCTTAAAATTTAAGATAATTTATTTTATGGGAATAGAGCTCCTGTCCTCAAACTTAAGAATGTAGGAACATATATGGAAATTGAATGATAGAAAAACTATTAAAAAGTTTGTTATTACGGTGTACTAATTTGTAGAACTATCACATTGTGTTGAGAATTTAAAGATGATTTGTATTAAAGTTTTAGAATAAACTCTAAGCACATCATATAAAAATAAATCAGATGTTTAAACTACTAAAGCCGCTTCCTTTTAAGGAGAAATATGAAAAAAGAAACGTTGGCTCTTTCGATTTACTCGAAGAGTATATTGCACAGCGGTTACAATCTATCTGGTTGAAAGTGAAAACTTTTAACATGAATCTGTCGGGGAAAAATGAGAGGAAATTTATCAAATAAAACGATGGATTTTGAAGAAAATCCACGAGATAAACGGCTTGAAATCCGTTTCGATTTCTTTTCAGAAAAATCTTATAATAGAGCTTTGAAAAATTCCATGGCGGGTATTAGCAAAATTGCCCATTTCAATGTAATGAAAACAAACGGAAAATTAATTTTTCAATAACTCTAATATTAGTAATATTGCACGTTATTTTTATATTAAAAGAACTTGTATAAACCATTTTTTGAAAATTGTAAAAAAATAGAATCGATTCATAAAATGGAAAATCATGCGTAAACTTTTTTATGAGCAATTAAAATCGATTCTAATCGAGTTCACTGTACTAAACGGAGTCTATCATGGATAAATTATCAGGAATCGAATTTCCAAGTGTGGGAAAAAGGGTATTTCCGGAAGATTGGAAAAAAGAACAAGAATCTAAAAGTCAAGAAATCATCAATCGAGACCTGGATGCTTTTGGGCCGGGTATTGATTCAGGAGGAAATATCGTAGTAGGTTCTCTTGCAAATAGAATCGATTTAACCGATACTCTGATTGCTTATGACGAGTATGGTAGAAGAATTGAAATCCCACCTACGATCGGAATTGTAATTCCAAATAATGCAGCTTGTACGATCGTAGTTCGACATAAGTTTCAAGAAACAGAATATAATAATCCTCTAAATGTGCCCGAAGATGGCCCGATTATCTGGAGAGACAATTCATTTGAAATTATAGCTAGGCAAGGAGTTTTGGTTGCCGGAGACGTTGCTTTGAGAACTGTATCTACGGACACGTCAGGTATAGTAACTTTGGGAAATGACTTAAGAATTTTTAGAGGTATCAAAGGAATTCGTATTAAAAACAACGAGGTTACCGAAGAAAAGCAGGCGGGTTCCGTAAAAACAGGTATATTAACGGATTTGCATACAGATATAGTCACTGCAATTAACCCGGATACAAATAATCCATTGAAATTTGTCAAGGCGATCAATCAGGTATATCTTTTTTAAAAAATTTTATAGATGTCACATTCAAGCAGGAACGTAAATTTTTAGGAGAAATGTTTTGGATGGACGATTTAAAAAGTCCATCCAGTGATTTTCCTGCATTTTGTTTGTCGTCTCCGGATCAATTGATCAATTCGACTGGAAACGGAGGGATGCCCGATTTGGTTTCGTATTGGCTCAATCAATCACTACGTTATGAGCCTTTGGGAACAAACATAACAGATTTTGATGCGATCAGTTATACGATTGCGAGTAACGTTCTGACTGTGACTTTCCCTAATACAACTGCTTGTCAAAAAATCATCGATGCGTTAGGAGAAGATAATTTGATTCACGGTTCTTTTACCAATTGGATGACTGGAACAATTTTGCAAGCAATTGGAGGAATACCTGCAAATTCAACACTTGCCATTTCTGCTTTATCTGCTTCGAACAGAACAATTAGTTTTACTTGTACGGCGGCGAATTCAAGTGGATCTCTCTCTGGTGTAAAGGTTCGTTTTTATAAACATAGATTACCGGATGCGGTACAAGGAACTACGATTACCAATCAGGTTCGTCATTTTACGGTTCAAGGAAGAGGATTTGTTTCCGTAATGGATTTTGAAGGAGAATGGATTGGTGGGTTGAGAAGAAGAGATCGATTTCAAGGGCATAGACATGGTGCTTCCACCTCTATTTCCTTTGATATTCCGCAAGGTGCAACGGGAGGATTGGGTTCTTTGGTTGCGGCAGGTTATTATAGTGATGGAACACCGCGTGGATTACTACTAAACGGTTATCCTTCTACAACTGTTACCGGTCCGACCACAGATTCGCCAAGTGGTTCCCATCGCATTGGAAAAACTACAGATGCGCGAGGTATATCAGGATTTCCTTATATATTTGCAAAGCGGGTTTTATAAGAAGATTAAGTTGGCGTACAAATATTTTGTGCGCCGAAAATAATGAGTTAGTTGTATTAGAAGTTAGGTTTACTGGATCAAGTTTTCTACGAACTTATATTAATTAGAATTGTTGAAAAATTAATTACTCCATCTGTTTTTATTTTATGGAAACGGGCAATTAAAGCAGTTTTGTTAATGGGAACTAGGGAATTTTTCAACAACTCTATTTTAGATAGGCAAGTATATGCAAATTTTATGATTTATTTCTTTAGTAATTAAAGAAGAATTTTCAATTTATCGATTCCTATAAAATAAGCACCGAAAATTTTTATCATAAAGAATTGCTTGAAC